TTTCTTAGCGGCAACTACGTCACCGCCAGCCTCTTCAAAGAGGACTTCCAGAAACCTCTGTTGTCTTTCGTTTAGTTCTCTAGCCATTATTTTGTAATACTCTTATATAATGATTTTGCTTTTTTAAATAATCCATCTGCATATCTAGCATCACCAAATCTTTTAGTATTAGATGAACCACCATAAAATGTTTGACCTTTAGTGCCGGGATACTTTATTAAGAACCCTTTTTTCTTTCTTGTAATCTGTCTTTCAGCCATTACTTTAACTCTCCATGATGCATAGCATGTGCTAACTTATGACTGCGTCCCTTTACCTGCACAGCCCAACGGCTGTCTAACATCTCACGTGATGCAGTAAGAAAGTCTCCCTCGTATACAGCAGCCCACATTTTCTTAAATTTGTTTAGTCTTGGCACACCCATATTAAATGCCATGTCCACTAGTACAAGCTGACGTACAGCGTCTAAATCTGCCACGCAAGGGTGCGCTTTTAACAGTTCTTCCTCGACTATCTGCACGTCATTCTCTAATAGATATGCAGCGTCAGCTTCAGTAATACCATGCTCATACACTGCTTCTATGTTTGGAAAGTCCAAAGCGTCAAGTTCTTCTTTAGTAATGCCTCTGTCTTCAAGATTTCTGCCCACACCAATTGTGTCAATACCAAGTGTATCCTGATAGACCTGAAGACGCAAACCCTCACTTTGAACAAGCTGTTTAATTAAATGTGTGCGAATGTATTTCATTTATCGCCTCTGGATTCTCTTCCCAAGTATATGCCATACACACCTGTCATAACGCCCATTATAACGGATACGAACGCTGACTGCTGTGTTGTTGGGTCTTCTAGATTCATGAACCACTCTGCACAACGCCATGACATCGCAACAGAAGCAATCATAGTTAGCTTGGCTGTAACATTAAATTGAAGATATCTTTTCCACCAATCAACCATTATTTATTAAATACCTTGTGTTCCACGTCTTATTCTTCTACGACCCATTCCACCACTTATACGTCTGCGTAAATTTCTACCTCTAGTATTTCTAGCCCTTGCTTGTGCTGCTCTTCTTTGTGCAGCTAATCTTGCAAGTTGTTGTGCAGTCATTCTTTGTGTTGGTCTAGCTGGACGACTTCTCGTTTTACCTAATTCCCCCATTACCTTCTTTAATCTTGCCATTTGTTCTGGTGTGCGTTGTCCGGGTCTAATGGTTTTACCACCACCTGTGCGTCTACGTTTGGCTAGTTCCATTTGACGTTTTAATGCTGCCAATTGACGTGGTGACATTGTTGTTTGTCTTACTCTAGTAGGTAGTGGTCGTTTAGGACCATCACCCGTGCGAGTAGGTCTACGTCTACGTGTTATTGGAGTAAGTGGTGGTCTCTTAGGACCATCACCTGTACGAATACGCCTACGTCTACGTGTTGTTGCAGCAGGTGCAGGTCTCTTAGGACCGTCACCTGTGCGAGTAGGTTTATTTCTTACTGGACCTCTGCCCATTCCTCTTCTAGCTGGGTCTCCTGTTCTATTTGGTCTGCGTATCATAACTATTTTCCCTTTCCGAAAAATTTAGTTGCGCTGCGTACACCAAATGAAGCAGCTACAATTACACCAAGACTATATTGATACCATTCTGGCATTTTATTAAGTTGTTCAAATCCATTTTGTACCACACCCTCCATACCCGGTATAAAGGCTAATATTAATGGTATGCTAAATAAAATTACCAGCCACTCGTCTTTCCAACTTGACGACGAAGCACGGGCCATTTCTAAATCCCAATCAATTTCACCTGTAGCTTTTTTCTGCATTACTACAGCTTCTGCTTGAGCCTTTGCTACTTTTGTAGCTGATTGTGCTTTCTTTTCTTCTACCTTACCTTCAAGCCATGTAGAAGCAATATTACTTATTGGCCCTATTAATGCTGCCAGCATTATGACCCCCTTCTAAATTTAGCGGTTTTCTTTGATATCGCTTTAGGCTGTCTGACGAACTGCTTACCAGCACGAGTTCCTTTTCTTTTAGCACGGGTTGTTGCAGCGTACTCTTGCGGTGATAACGCCTTGATAGCTGCTGTCGGTAAATACCGTTCACCAGTTTCACTCGATGGTTTCCCACTTTTGGTTCTCCACTTTTGCTTACCCCAATCTTTTAAACTCTTTTGAGATTTTCTAAGTGCCATTATATGCCTTTCAAATAAAACGCCCAAGCAACCAGTGCAGCTAACCCAACCGTTCCCACCACACAAACAAGAACTATAATAGCTATTTCAATCCACTGTTCTATTTTACGTTTACGTGCTTCTGCTGCAGCTAATCTATCTTTACGTGCTTGTGCTTGAAATTTTATCCAATCGTGCCACAGTCCGGGTCTACCAGTATATATCATAAGCTGCTTTAGTTCTTCTTCTTGCTGCCTAAGTTTTTCCAGATGCATAAACTCTTCTAAGTCTGCACCACCTGCACGTTTCTTTTTTTCACCCTTTCTGCGTAAGTCTTCTGTAGCATTTACATACTTACCTACCTGTGAAGCAACATCAGCAATTTGTCTTCCGTTTTGGATAGCCCCTTTAATTACTGCAAATGCTGCATTAGCTGCGGCTATCTCTGCTAACATTTGCTACTCCATAATCTTTACTTAGCTTTTATAGCCACCACCTGCCCTTTTATAAGCTAAAGCGGTCATTTGTGCTTTTCTTGCACTCCACTGACCCGGCCTACCGCCTTTTGAGCCAGCTTTAATTCGATTAAATATACGTTTTCTCAAAGCAGGTTTAGTATAGTTTCCAGCTTGATTTACTCTACTCTTTGGTCTTTTAGGTGCTTTTCGTATCATGTTAATTACCTATTTGGGTTATAAAACTCTTCAAGAGATATAAGTGCAGATATTGTTCCTGCTGTTTCAGCTTTTAAAAATATTTTATCACCAGTATTAAGATTTATAAAATTACCATCAACTATATTATTATAACCATTAGCAGCTATAGAATAATCCTCTGCTATAAAATAATAAGAAGAGGTGGAAGCATCATAGTATTGCACTGTCACTTTTTTTGCGGCAGAATTATTGTTACTAACACTTAAATGTCTTACTATAGATGAATAGTTATTAGGAACTGTGTATAAAACAGTTGCACCTGTTCCCGGTGAAATACCTACAGTTTTAAATTTTGAACTTTCTGTGACTCTAGGCATCAGTCATTCCAATCTAATACCTGTCTATGAAGTTTCCAAAACCAATTACCTACAGAAGTGAAAGGCTTGCCCATATTGAGCAAAGCCAATCCAAGGTGTCTAACCAAAGTACGTTTTAGTTTTGTTACGTTTATTAACATTCTTTTTATGTACTCCGGGTCTGCGCTTAGGTCTTTTCTTTTGTAGTTTTTCTGTAGCGTAGAATTTAGCCATTACTTCTTCTTAACTGCGCCACCACGCATCATTTTCTTTTTAGCCATTCCACCACGCATCATTTTCTTCTGCGCCATCTTAGCCATGCCACCGCCACGCATTTTCTTTTTCATCATGCCACCGCCACGCATTTTCTTTTTAGCCGCTTTCATTTTATGTCCGGGCATCTCTCAGTCTCCTTCTGTCAACTACCAGTGACTCATATGTATCTTTAGGAAAGTGCTGGTAGTATCCAGACTTTTCCAAACTAAGTGAAGCATCATCAAGTAATGATAACTTCTGTACAAAGACCATGCAATAAACTAACTCATCGTCTGTTACATCATCTTCAACTAAAAATTCCAGACCTGCTTCTACTGCATCATAGTCTGGATGAAACACCATCAGGTGCATATCATGACCAGCGATAGACATGGCTTCATTTACGCCATCACACCACCCATCAAGATATTCCATATCGAGCAAATATTCAGATGCCCAAATAACTATATCATACTTGTGATTGTCAAAGTCAGCAACTTCTTTTGTGAGACCATCTAATCCAGTATTGATACTAAACTTAACTTGGTCTTGAAGCCATGCTTGTTTTGCATACGGACATGGGGGTAATCCGTTTAGCATTTTATTTGGAACTTCAAGAAAGTCGTGCGACCACTTACGAATGTCAGCTTCTACGGGATGCACGTGTCTTCTTCTTTTGCGCTTCTATAAAACGTCTGTACACATTAGCTGCTGCTATTTTACCTGCAACTCTAGCCCGTTGCTCCATAGCTATAGCAGCCTGTGTCTTATGATTGTGACTTCTGTTAGATGCCTTTATCCTGCGTACAGATGCTTCTGCATCTTTTACGGTAGCAAACTTCAGACCCTTGATTGTACCCTTTGGGTCTTCGTCTGTGTACAGGTCACTGTGCTTTTTAGACTTTGCGGGTTGGCCTTTTTTTCTTGGTACTCTTCTTTGCGACACTTGGCAATAGTCCTTTATTTACTGCTCTAGCACGTTCACTAAAGCCTAGTTTCTGACCTGAACGTATCTTACGTTTTATAGTGGATACTCTGGCTACCATTATGATTTAGGGTCAAAGCCCATTTTCATTTGTACAGAATCAGGTAGGTTTCTAACACCTTTACCTTTTGGTCCTGTAGGCATTGGCTTTAAGTTATCTGTAACAGACCCACCGCCAGCATACATGTGCTGTCTTTTATTAGCCATGCCGCCCTTCATCATCTTGGCTTTGCCTTTACCTTTTGGTATTTCTATCATGCCTACGCTAATAGAAATAGCTGGTACTTTCTTTCTTCCTTTCTTGGGAGTGTCTCCACCCTGAGACATGTTTGTTACATTTTCAAACATCTCACGTCTAATAGCACCATAGGTATCAGGATATTTTTCACGAAGGTTTCGTTGCACTTGACCTGCTTGTTTTATTTGGTCAGGTGTAGCATTAGGGTCTTGAGATACCCTAACCGCTTCCTGAAGATTTGCTCTTTCACCTGCGTTCATGGCTACCTCTTCATTACGTATGTCTTGCCACCAATGTTCTTCAGCTTTTCTGTTTTCTTATCATAAGAACCTTGGAACTTACGTAATGCTCCTGCTGGTAAACTAGACATGGCTTTTATCTGATTGCCACGTGGGTCAAGTTTATCTTTAGGCTTACGCTTTGGTGTTGGTGCTACTTTCTTTTTCCCCGGAGTTGCCTTAAAAGCAAAATCTTTACGTGGGTCAGTAGTTGGACGAGACTTCGGACCTGTTACTTTCTTTTTAAATTTCCTACCCGGACCACCTTCTTTTGCTTTGGGTGTAAAGGCTTCAGCCTTGGCTTTTCTCTGACCTTTAGGAGCAAGTGCTGCTGTTCCTGCTGCTAATGCTGTTGCACCTGCTAATAATTTATCAGAGGTTTTTATCTGACTAGATTTTGCAGGTGGCTTTTGTTTAATTTTTGTTCTTGTAATTACCATACCCGAATCTTTTTTAGCTGCAGGTTTTTTAGCTGCAGGTTTTTTAGACGCAGGTTTTTTAGATGCAACTTTTGTTTCACCTTTTAACGGTTTACGTTCTGCTTTAACACCTGTCTTAGGTTTAGCTTTAGTAGCTGTTCGACTACCTACTTTTATCTCACCTGCTTTTTGTCTTAAAGCAGAAGTAGGTTTTGCATTTTTAATTTGTGTCGTTGTAGGCTTTGCAATTTTTTTACCGCCCAACTGACGAACCATCTGCATAATTCTAGGTGCTACTTTACCAGCAGTTACTGCTGCTCTTACTGTACCAACACCCGGAATAGCAAATAGCATTATACCAGCAGCAGCTTTTTCTAATGTGCTGGCTTGACCTTTACGTTTACCAGATGTACGTGGTTTATTTCTACCTGTTTTAGCCATTAGTATTTTCCTTTACGAGACTTTGGTGATGACTTTGTGCTACCACCTGCACCACCCCATAATGTTCTGCACGCCCAGTAACGTGCGCTAAGTTTGTCCGTAGCTGTGTCACACTTGTGTCTCGCACGGAACGACTTTCGGGCTGCAGCACTATAGTTGTGACCATAGCCTGTAGCACCAAAATGAATTAGTCTAATCTTATCCCCGACTTTAGCAAGTACCATTTTCTTTTTACCGGGGCGATTAGACTTAATAGGTTTATTATAACCGGGAAATTTTATCCCACGATACTCGACTGCCATTACGTGTGTGTCTTCTCTACAAGATTATCTGGATGTACACAACTTGTCATTTTAAATATCATAGGCATTTGGAATGAAACCCAAACACCTATTAAGTTTTCTGCCATTTCACTGATACGTGCTTTGCACTTATCCTCTGTATCATATGGCCCACGATTGTCTACGATTGTCATGCACATGTCTGCACTAGCAATATGACACGCAACTATTACTGCTGTAAAACTCATTGTTCCTTTGGTTCTTTCCATCCCTCTGCTCTCATGGCATTCTCTACATGCTTCAATGTAAATGAACGCCCATAGTGTGACTCTACTGCCTGACGCACGTAAAAGACATCACTATGAGGGATATGTAAGCGGTCTAATGAGTTAGTACGTACAGCTTCGTAGAATGCATCAAGTACATTGTCTGTGTATAGTTTTACTGATTTTTTAGCCATTGTCAAGGACTTTTTTATAAACACGTAGAATAACATGCTTTAGGTTCACTTAAAATGTTCATTTAAGTGTATTTAACAAGATAATATTAAATAGTTTTAAGTGATACACTTTAAGTGTTATTTAGTTATACTATAATTATACTCAAAATGCACCCAACTGTCAAGCCCTTATTTCTGTATTTAACATCTTTTTGTTCAAATAGTGTTGCATAGTCCACACACCCCCTCCTATTCTGCACATTATTTGTGCAACTAGCTATCTATAAGAGTGACAGTTACCGTTGTGGTTAACACTTAATTTTTCTAATCTGTGTATTTACGTGTATACGTAACGATACGGTGGGGGGTGGCATCCTGCCAAGCCGTTGCTGTGACACAATTTTTTTATTCTGCCCGGAAAACTGCCAAAAATTAGCATAAATCAAAATAAAAAAGCAATTAAAACAAATAAATAGCTTTAAACCGTCAACTGATACCATATGAATTTCCACAAGCTGTAGTATAGAGAAAGTTAAGAAAGTTAGCACAGACTAACTTTATAAGTAACGGTGCATAAGTTTAGGACATACTACCCCTACCTATCGATACCATATTATATACGCATAAACCGTTCTTGTTTTGTTCTAATTATCTGCCCAGCTACTACAACATACCAGAACGAAACAGGAACGAACTAGAAACTAAAACAGAACACCCAATGCTCTGTAAAAAAATATTGAATAAAAACAATGAGATAAAAATAATGCTTTTTTTCTCTTTTCTTTTATGCTCTAATGTAATCATCAAGTTGACGCACTGTAAACCAGACAACGCTTGATACGGACAAAAGAGAGAGCATAAGCACTACGGTAACCTTGCTAGTCCATGCGAAAAATCTTGGTCACTGGAACGCTTATCGGGCTTACCATACCAATCGGGGCAGGAAGCCGTGAAGCCCGAAAAAAAGGAAGCGGAAGTGGCAAAAACCCATGAATAAAGAGTGCTTGTAATCTAAGAAAACAAGCTATGCGGGAAAGGTTCGGGTGTACCTATTCTTTGCAGATGACTAAACACCCACGACTAACAAAGGTTACGGGATACCTTTAAATCCGCAAGGTGCAGACCTTTTGACAATACTAGGCAATCATGACGGGAAAAATCCGTCTAGCTGGGCGAACTGACACCATGCCAGACTTTAGGGCGGGCTACGTGGGAAAGTGCGAGGGCGATTACTAGCCTGAAACCGTGTATATCACCAAGTGGGGTATACGTATGACAGGACAAGTGCGACCAGAAAACCACGGGTGGTCAATGTGACTAGAGATAGTTTTATCGGGGCGATAAATGACGGGGCTAGTTTTGTTTGTTGTCTAGCCCATGTGACTGTAAGACGGTACACGCAAGCCACATCTAATCTACAAATGGAACGCAAGTAATGTTTAGACTTGGG